ATACACGCGCTGAGTGACGTGATCGAATGCAAGGGTTTCTATCCGGCCGGCGGCGAGATCGGCGACGCCATCAACCGCGCCGTCAGCGTCAAGACGCCGTCGACGGTGATGGTGCCAATTTCGAATTGGAGCGCCTTTGGCGGCAGCAAGGACGTAGTGATATGGCTGCCGATCGATATGATCGCGCAAGTGGTGACGACCCTGGTCGACCTGCGCAAGCAGATGATCGAGGATGTCTATCAGATCATGGGTCTCAGCGACATCATGCGCGGCGCCACCGATCCGAAAGAAACGCTCGGCGCCCAGCAGCTTAAGACTCAGTTCGGTTCGACGCGCGTTGAGGACAAGCAGAACGAACTCAAGCGCATTGCCCGCGATCTAGTGGCGATTACCGCCGACATCATCACCGAGAAATTTGATCCGGTGACCATTATCGAGATGTCGCAGACGCAGTTGCCGACGCAGAAGATGCAGCAGGACCAGATTAAGCAAATCCAGCAGCAGATGGCGGCGCAGCAGAAGGCGATCGGGATGCTGTCGCAACTGCCGCAGGCGCAGCAGGCATTGCAGCAGGATCCGGACAAGGCCGCGCAGTTGCAGCAGCAACAGCAGCAGATGAGCGCATCCGGCAATAACGCTATCGCGCAGCTTAACGAAACCGCGACGCTCGAGCAGGTGCTGGAGTTTCTCAGCAGTTGCCGGGCGCGGGCGTTTACGCTCGACATCGAAACTGACAGTACGATCATTGTCGACGAGAACGCCGAGAAGCAGCGCCATACCGAGTTTGTCTCGATGCTCGGGCAGTTGCTGCCGCAGCTTGCGCAAATGGTGACGACGACGCCGCAGGCCTCGGGGTTCGCCGCCTCGGTGCTCAAATTCTCCTGCTCGGCGTTCCGCGGCGGCCGCGAATTGGACGGCGCGATCGACGAGTTTGCCGAACTGATGAAACAGAAGGCCGATCAGCCGCAGGGTGATGATCCGGCGACGGCGGCGACCAAGACGCAGTTGCAGATCGAGCAGATGAAGAACCAGCGGCAGGCGCAGAAGGATCAGGCCGATACGCAATTAAAGGCGCAGGAACTGCAGATGCGCGACCAGCACGAGAAGATGAAAATTCAGAGTAACGAGCAACTCAAGCTGCTGGAGTTGCGCGGCCGTAACGCCGCCGACGAAGCCAAGGCGCAGCAGACCAACCAGAAGGCGATGGCTGAGGGGCAGGCGCACCAAGCGGACTTACTGTCGACGATCGCCAAGGCGCGCGCCGACGAGCAGACCAATGCGCTCAAGCAGCGCGAATTATTCGCGCGCACGCAGGCGCACATGGTCAAGGCGGCGCAACCGCCCGCACCACAGGGAAGGCCGTTCTGATGGGCCGCCCGGTCGTATCGGTAGCGAGCGGTGGCATGGCGGTGGTCGAGACGCTGCTCGGCACGCCCGTGACCGAGGCTGCCAATGGCTTCGGGATGCCGGTTACCAAGGTCGTCGGCAGGCCCGGCATGCCGGTGGTGTACGAGACGATCGGGGTGGCGGCGCCTGTTGTCTATGCGACGTTCGATGGCGTTGCACAGGACGTTACGTTGTCCGGCGGCAATTTGATTGCGACACACACCAACACCAACACCGGAGCGGGCGCTCGCAGTACATCACTTCGCGCAACGCGAAAATATTACTTCGAGGTGCGAATAAATGCCTCCCATGGAAATGGTGATTTTATGGGCATTATGTCCAGCACGGGGACTTATGCCAACGTGACGAGTGGGGCTGCCGGTCCCTATGCCGGTGTCTACCGGAACACTGGGTCTGTTGTGGTGGGCGCCGCCGCCTCGGGTAAGAACATAGGCGCGGTAGTAGCTGGGTCATTCGTCGGGTTTGCCGTTGATTTGGATGCGCGGTTGCTTTGGGTACGCAGGGACGCAACCAATTGGAACGGCGACGTGGCGGCTAATCCGGCGACAGGCGCGAACGGCGTCACACTGACGGCGGCTATAAGTTACGCCCCGGTAGTTACGTTCGGCGCGGCCGGAACGGTGGCAAACGACGCTTTCACCGCAAACTTTGGGGCCACTGCCTACACCAATTCAGTGCCGTCCGGCTTTGGCAACTGGGGCACTTGATGCCAACCGCCCCCCTTACAAAGTTCAACGCCTTAATCGACGAGCTATCACGTGGCGGCCACAACCTGCAGACCGCGGTGCTCAAGGCGGCGCTGACCAACACGGCGCCGAGCGTTGCGGACACGGTCTGGAGCGCGACCACCTATCCGCCCCCGGCCGCCGCCAACGGCTACACCGCCGGCGGTAACACCCTCACCACCACCAGCGCCGCGACCTCGGGCGGCGTATTTACCCTGGTGCTGGCCGACAGCGTCTTTACCGCGACGGCGGGCGGCATCGGGCCGTTTCGCTACGTCGTCGTTTACAATTCCAGCGCCGGTAACAAGCTGGTCGGGTTCGTCGACTACGGCAGCGGCGTGACGCTGCCCGCCGCGGGCGACTTCACCGTCGATTTCGATCCGGTCACGGGGGCGCTCACCATTGCATGAGCACCTGGACGCCAGAGCGATGGGACGTTGGTCAGTGGGACCAAGCGCACTGGGACGGGCAGCTTGGGCTGAACGTCACGCCGGCTGCCGTATCAATTACCGGCCGGAATGTCGCGCTGCGGGTTCATGTTACGCTGACCGTTACCGGCGCCGCCGTAACGGTTACCGGCCAGGATATTATGTTACGGGCGGCGGCGCGGCTTACGATCGCGCCGCCGGCCGCGGTTGCGGTCACTGGCCAGGATGTTGGGCTGCTGACGGCGTCGGCGCCGGCCGGTCTGACGCCGGCCGTGACGCCGCTCGGGGTCGTGCTGACGCCTGGGGAAATCGGCCTTTTCGTTTCGCATCCGGTGCCGCCGTTCGTGCCGCCTCCTGGCGTGCTGACGTTCGGGCAGCGGGTGTTTTTGCGACGCTGGTAGGTTCCCATGGCCGAGCCTGACCCTGACGCCCTCGGCGAAATAGCGGCGCAGGACCGGATCCTGCCGCCGCCGGACGCCCGGCCTGACCCGCGGTTCTACCAGTGGGCCGGCGTTTCTCACCTGTTCGACCCGGCGACCTACCGGGATTTGCCGCCGCCGAGCATTGCTCCCAATGAACAAGGCAAGGTGCCGCAGTCCGATCCGCGCGTGCTCGGCGGCCTCGCCGATCTGACCAATGTGGTGCAGAATTTCATGCCGCTGGGCGGCTCGGCGGTCGGCGCCGCCAAGGCGGCAGTGCCGTTGCTGGGGAGCCTCGCGCGTGGGGCCGCGCGGGAGGCGCCGGCAGCCGAGAGCGCATTGGCGCAAGGCATCCGCGCCTATCATTCCTCGCCGTATGATTTCGACAAGTTCGACCTCTCGAAGATCGGCACCGGCGAGGGCGCGCAGGTCTACGGGCACGGCCTGTACTTCGCTGAGAACCCGGCGGTGTCGGGGCAGGGCGGGCAGTATTGGCAGCAGTTTGCCAATAGATTTAGAGGGCCGGAGAGCAGCGCCGCAAATATACTGAAGCTGAAGAACTTTGACAGGGATGCTGCTATTGATTTTGCGCGTCAGTCACTGGCGCGAGAGGAAAAGGCGCTGCGCGTAGGGCGGTATGTCCCCGGCGATCCCGCTACGACGATGAGCGCGGAGCAGAGGTCTTGGCATCCGGCGCTGATAGACAAGCGCCGCGAGGTGCTACAACTGCTTGAAAGCGGCAAGCCGGTCGGCCCGCGCACCTACGAGGTGAACATCAACGCGCATCCTGATCAGTTGTTGGACTATGACAGGTCATTAAACGAACAAAGCGGTCATGTAAAATCTACTCTTGGTGGTCTGGGTATTGAAGATACCGGAGGCCAGTCACTTGTTAATTACTTAGCCGAAAAATTTGGTGGTAGTTCAAGATCGTCACAATCTCTTCGCGACGCCGGCATTCCCGGCATTCGCTACCTCGACCAGGGCTCGCGCGTTACTAACCCAGACGCGCTGCGCATCGTAGAGGCGCAGGGCAGCCGCGAAGCCGCGCGTGCAGTGGCAGAGAAGCGTCTCAAGTCCGCGAGCGCGGGCGATCTCCGCTACTGGGATAACATCGTTAAACAGTTGCAGCCCGAGAGCAGCAACTATGTCATCTTTGACCCCAATCGCATCGATATCCTGCGCAAGTACGGCGTGGTCGGCGCGGCGCCCGCCGCGGCCGGCGCGATGGGCGAATTAGTGCGGCAGGAGCAATAGGCCATGGCCGACCCCGATGCGATGGGCGAGCTTGCGGCGGTCGATAACCTGCCGCCGGACTTGCTGGTGCCGCTGCGGGCGCGCACTACGGTCGGCGGCCCCGACTATCCGCCCGATGCCTTCGAGGCGGCGGCCGAGCGGGTCCGGGCAAGATACCCGGGTGTTGACCGGGTGGTTCTGCCCGAGAGCGCCACCGAGGGGCCGCTGCAGGCGGTGACGTCGCTCGGCCGTGGCCTCGCCGCGGCGCCGGGCAACGTCGGCCGCGTCGCCGAGACGGCGATGGGCAGGCTTGCCGACCCGGGTTTCTACGCGACGCAGCCGCCGCCTGACGTAACGCCCGGCGGCATGCAGGCGCCGCCCTACGTGGCGCCCGGCCAGGGCTCGCTGGCAGCCCGTATTGGCGGCACGATCATCGGGGCGCCGGTTAAGAGCGTGATTGACCGCGTGATGCTGCCGGGCAAGGCGATCTCCGGCGAGTTCAATCCCTTCGAGCAGGACAGCGAGGCCGCGGACTGGGCGGCCGAGACCGCCATGGGCATGATTGCCCGCGGCGTCAGCGGCGGGGCGCCGGCGGGCGCGCTCGGCGCGACCGGCGGCCGGCTGGTGCAGCCGACCTTCGAGGCGCCCGGTATCGCTGGGGCGCTGGCGACGCCAGTTCGGCGGCGCCCCTACGCGCCGATCGATAGCCCGGTGAATGCCGGCTACGAGGCGCCGGCTAATTCGCGTATTCAGACGGTGACCGATCCGCAGCGCATGATGTATCCGCGGATTTACGCTAATCCGCGCGAGATCGTGGCGGCGGCGCGCGCCAATTGGGCGCCCGAGAGCCCGTGGCTTAAGCGGCTTTTTGGCGTTACTCGTGATGATCTTTACGAGATGTCGAGGGCGCGCGGCGCCGGCGACTTACAGCCCGGCTACATTATTCCGCCCGGCGCCAAGAATAACAGCTACGCGGCAAACAACGTCATGACGCCGCAGAATACGCAGCGGCTGACCGATACGCTCGGCCTCGCGCTGCAAGACCCCAAGCTGCGCACGACTATCAACTGGTACATGATGGACCCGCTCTACCATAAGATGGTCGAGTTGCACGGCGCCGAGGCGGCGCCGCGGGCGTACTGGGATTATATTAACTACACCGGCATGGCCTCGCCGGCCGCCAATGTCATGACCGAGATCGCGCGCGGGACCGGCGCGCACTGGCTGGCTAAACAGAACCGTTTCGAGGATTTTGTTAAGTACGGCGGCGTTCCGGAAGGTAAACGCGCCGGCATGCCGGATTTCCCGCCGGATATGATGTATTTCCCTGGGCACGCCTATCATTCCACATCGCAGGCGCTTCCCATGCAGAAGTTCCGCGATCGGGGCAACATCTACGAGAGCGAGAGCCCGAAAGTAACAACGTATCTGCCCTCGCACGGCACGCCCGAGACGGGCTACCAGATGACTTATCCGGTGCAGGACAGTCATATCGCGCGCTCGACCGGCTTCGCTGACGTACGTACCGGCGGCCCCAAGAGCGTCGGTAAAGAGCTATCGATGTCGGAATACATGACGCATCTGCCCTGGTACCGGGAGAAAATCTCAAAGCCGCTCGGGCTGTACGCCGGGCAGACGCAGCCGCTTCAGTGGAATACGTTTGCGCACGCGACCGGCGTCGATACGCCGGTCGGTGCCCCCAAACTGGAGTTGATGGCGGACCAGATGGCGAAGGCGTCGCGCCGGCTCGGTGTATCGCCCGAGACGGCGCGTGATATGATCTTAACCGGGGGCGCCGGAGCCGGCGCCCTGTTGATGGCGCCGCAGATGGGCAGTCTGGCCGAGCCGCCGGCTTATCAGTAAGGCAAGGGGAACGACACCATGGCGCAAAATCCGCTGACGGTTACGCCGACCAATCCGACGCCTCCCACAAATTTCAGTTTCCTCGGCACGACGCCGCCGACCTCGCCCTCGCAGGCCGCGGTCGACGACGGCGCGGCGGCCTCCGGCCTTGTTTTTGCCGCCAAGCTCGCCTCGGCCGACAACGCCAACTTCCCGAGCCTCGACGCCGAGGGCAAGGGCACCGAGGTTGCTGTGACGCAAACCTACAGCGCCAGCGTCTACAATCCGGCGGGGCCGCTGGTCACGGTCAGCACCGGCCCGGTCCAGACCGCGGCGACGATCGCCGCCGGCCCGAACGCCTCGCATGCCTCGAGCCTGTCGCCGGCAACCAATCCGACGCTGACATCGATCACGCCGACGACGGCGGCCTCGGGCGCCAGCGGCACCGTCGCGCTCACGGCGGTGACCGGAACCGGCTTCACCAAGCAAAGCGTGGTCTACGCCAACGGCGTGGCGGCGCCGACCGTGTTTGTTAACTCAACAACGCTCACTGCAACCATTCCGAAAAAGACCTCGGCGGGGCCGTGGAATGTCACGGTCGTCACTGGCGGTGTAGTCACGACTGCGCCGCAGGTCTTTACGTGGACATGAGCGATGCGGTTCGAGCTTACCGGCGAGCCGGGTCGGCAGCGCGAAACGTCCTGCAAGACTTGCGGGTCGCTGCGCTGGTGCGACGACTGCTGGGATCACGTGCGCGGCTATAGCCCGTTCGTGATCTGGCATTGCCTGTTGTGCCGGATGCCGACGTTCTTTTACGAGCATACCGACGCAGACGTTGTGGCGCCGAAACGCTGTGATTACTGCGGCTGGGACGAGGCGACTGAGTGCATACTGATATGAAGGAGCGCGGGCGATGCCCACCAATCCGTTCAAGTCGCTGAATGAGCCGGAAGATGTTTCGCTGCCGCAGCGTAATGTCGAATCCATCAACGAGCCGACGCCGCCGCTGCATGTCGACGACGTGCGACCGATGCTGGATTTTCTGGAGCCGGGCAGTTGCATGATCGGCGATGCCGACTTCACGCTGTTCGTTCACGGCACAAACTTCTTCCCCGGCTCGGTCATTCACTTCGCTGGCCATGACGAGCCGTCTACGCTCAATGTCGACGGTACGCTCTCGACCGGCGTCAAGCCGTCGCTATGGGCTTCGCCGGTGGTAGTGGAGGTCAAGGTGCGCAACGGCTCGCTGACCTCGACACCGCTGCCGTTCGAGTTTCTCGCGGCTTAACGCGCGTGCGTGGAACACTGCCAATGCGGTACTGGTTACCGCGTGGGCAGCGCGAAGGTAAAGGAGCCGAGGACATGTCGACCAAGCACACCGAGCATGACCATGACGATAAGCAGCGCCGGCCGCAGCCATCTTCTGCCGCCGATGCCGCGCGAAAATTCCACGAGCAGCAGGACGCCCAGCACAAGGCCGAGCGCGAACGTAACGAAAAGGCGCAGGGCGCCGCCAATACCCGGATCGACCGCGGCGAAATCGATGCTATGGTACGGGCCGGCTACGAGAATATCGAACAGCCCGGCCTTGACCCTCATAACATGCCGGGCAACGTGCTGGACGTGAAGGCCGGCGAGCGCCCCGCACATAAGTCGACGCTGGACCTTGAGGATATTACCGGCAATCCCGGGCACCGCGGCGTGACGCCCTATGCGCCGGCTACTTCGATCAACCGCGCGGTCGGCATCGACGGCGCCGTATCGATCAACGAGCCGCCGGATGTCGAGCAGCCGCAGCCGCGGGGCTCGGTCGGAGCGGAGGCGGAAGCGCAGAGGCAGCATCAGCATGTGGCGGACGAGGCACGCGAGCGGAACAAGGCGCATGCGCAGCAAAGGTAAGGATTAAACACTAACCGATCGCCGGGCGGGCAGCGTCCGGCGATCGGCAGACGGCAAGGGGTCGACATGGGCTTGGTGGAAGTCGCGCCAAATCGCTGGCGCATGGCGAAACCACACGGTGTGACGCCGCCGGCGCGCTCGGCGCTGCCGTGCCCGCATGTCATTTCCGACGCAATGCCGGCGACCGAGCAGGTCGACGGGCATTTCTACGAGAGCAAGAGCGCGTTCCGCGCGGTCGGCCGCGCCCTCGGATTGACCGAGGTCGGCACCGAGAAACCCAGGCCCAGAACCAGCAACGTCTCGGACTTGCCTGAGATCAGGCGCGCGCGCCGTGACGCCATTGCCAAGGCGGTCGCGCAGCACCGCGCCGGCCGCCGGCCCATCATACAAGAGGCACCGCAATGAGCGACGTAGGTATCGCGCCCGCCCCCGCGCCTTCGGCGCCACCAGCGCCTGCACCACACACGCCTGCGCCGCCGCCGCGGATCGCGAACGAGGTGGTGATCGACCAGAACCCGGCAAATCCTCCCGCCCCCGTGGGTTCGCAGGCGCCACCGAGCCCCCAGGCGCGCGCCGAGAGCCGGCGGGAAGCGATCCAGAAGTCCTTCACCAAGTCGCGCGAGGGCAAAGCATTCCCCGAGGCGCAGGCCAAGCCCGGCCATAATCGCCCGCCCGAGCCGCTTGCCGCGACGGCTGCGCCGGCGTCACCTAAAGAAAAGACGCCGCCGCCGGCCGGCGGCATCGACCTGCGCCGGCCGCCATCGGCCAATACCGCGCTGCCACCGGCGCGGGGCGAGCACGGGCACTTCGCCCCGCGCGCCGATCGCGCGCAGCAGCCGGCTGCGCAGCAGGCGCCGCAAGGGCAGCAACTCCCGGCCAGCGACCCTTACCGCGAGCCGCTCGCGCGCATGAGCCAAGCCGCCAAGGCGAACTGGCACGCGGCGCCGGCCCATGTCCGCGCCGAAGTGCATCGCATGCATAGGGAGTTTAGTAATTTTCATCAGCAGGCGCGCCAACTGCACGAGGCGTTCAAGCCGCTGCAGCCGTACTACGACCTAGCGCGGTCGCAGGGTACCTCGCTCGATCGCGCGCTGAACAACTATGTCAGCATGGAGAACAAGCTGCGCGCCGACCCGATCGGCGGGCTGGATGTGCTCGTTCGCAACATGAACCTGCGCACGCCGGACGGGCAGCAGATAACGCTGGCTGATATCGCGCAATATGTGCTCTCGCGCACGCCCGAGCAGCACGCGCAGATGCAGACGCAGAACCTGACCAGCGCGCATAACTCTCATATCAATCAGCTAACGCAGCAGATATCCCAACTCGCCGGCGTCGTGCAGCACATGCAGGCCCGGCAGCAATATCGCAACCAGTATCGTCAGATGAAAAGGGGGGTCGACCGGTTCGCCGCCACCCACCCGCGGATAGACGAGCCTGGGTTCGGCGATATCGTCGTGCAGGAGCTAAAGGCGGGGCATCAACTCGATCACGCCTACGCCCGCGCCAACCTCCTGCGCCCTCCCGGTCGTACCAATCCAGCGGCTCAGACCCGCGCTCCAGCGGCTCAGACCCGCGCCCCCGACCGATCGATTTCCGGTTCGCCAGCCGGCGCCCCGGCTACTTTCGATGGCCGCACGCCGCGCCGCGCCGGGCAGCCGCCACCCTCACGCCGCGACATCATCGCTCACGCCGTACGGCGGGCGAGCGGGTCGCTGTAATTCTGGAGCGAGACGATGCCTAATATCACTACGAATGCTGCCTATCAGCAGATACTCTCGATGACGCTCGAGGAGCGGTCGAAGGACTATCAGGACTTGGTTAGTAACAATAACGCGCTGCTCGCCGTGCTACGGCGTAAAGGCCTGTGGCAGACCTATCACGGGCCGATGATCCGGCAGACGCTACAGATAGGAAAACAATCCGCACAGTGGTATTCTGGATACGATCAGCTACTGAACCCGGCGATCGATTTGTTCAATGATGCGTTCTTTTCACCAAAGTTCGTCGTCGTGCCGATCGTTCTCAGCATGCAGGAAATCCTGAATAACCAGGGCGAAGGCCAGCTAATCGATGTGCTGGACGCGTACGTCGACGCCGCTGAGAGAGCCCTCGAAGATACGATGGACGCCGGCATTTACTCCGACGGCACGGCAAACGGCGGCAAACAAATCACTGGACTGGCGACCGCGGTGCCGATCGTCAACACCTCTGGCGTCTACGGCGGCATCGATCGCGCCACCGCCACGATCTGGCGAACGCAGACCTTCGATGCCAACAGCTATAACGCCGCGATCGGCACGCAGGTCAATTCGACCACGATCCGGCCGCTGCTCAACGCCATCATGACCAAACAAAGCCGCGGACGTGACTATGCTGACTTGTTGCTGATGTCGCCGGAGCATTACGCGGCGTATGACGCCGCGACTGTTGCGATACAACGCCAAACCAACGAAACCAGCATGGGCAAGCTCGGCTTCTCGGCGCTGGAATACATCGGCGGCGGCAAGCGTGCTGAGATTGTGCTTGATGGCGGTATCGGTTCGAACTGTCCTGCAAACACAACGTTCGGCCTTAACACCGACAGCCTGCGACTGCGTTATCATCCGAACAGAAACTTCGACAAACTGTTTGATGGTGACGGCCAGATGCCGATTGATAAAGACGCGATCGCCCAATTCATAGGGTGGGCCGGCGAACTAACAATGGTCAACCCGCTCTATAACTGGCGCCTGTACGACTCAAATCCGGCGGCGTAATAACAATTCGCCTACGCGGCCGGCCGCGGAGAGGTCGTTACTCGCTTTCGCACTGCCTCGGGTAACGACCTCGAAGCAGTAACAACTAAACTACCCTGGCGTCCCAGACACGCGCCGGGCACGGCCGGCCGGCGCGGTTGTTTTACTTGGGGAGAGGCTACCGCGCCGGTCGATAACTCGAAAGAACGAGGACGATAATGCCGCAGCTAATCAGAAACCCGGACGACGTTTTGATCGCGCTGTTCAAGAACGGCACGGTGATCAATGAGGACAAGAGCGCCAAGGCCGGCCGGCCAATTCACGACGACCGCGAAATCTGCGAAATCCGCGTGCCCGGCTCGCGTGATGTGAAAATCGTTCCCGCTCACGAGCTTTGCACGGAGAAGATACGAGACCCCTACACCGGCGAGGAACGCTCGGTCACCTACGCCGAGCGGTTTTCGCGGCAGTATGCGCAATTCAAGGCGCACTCCGACCAGACCCGCACCGGCACGCCGCTGGATTACGTGCCTTTCCTCACCGAGGCCAAGCGCGTCGAGCTTCGCGGCTTTAACATCTACACCGTCGAGGCGCTCGCGCACATCGACGGCCAGGAACTGAAGAACCTCGGGCCGTACGGCCGCGAGTACAAGAACCAAGCCGAAGCATACATGGAGAACGCCAAGCGCGGCGCCCCGGCGATCGAGGCGCAAGCCGAGCTCGACGCGCTGCGGGCGCGCAACATGGCGCTCGAGGAGGACAACGCCGCGCTCCAGCGCAAGGCGCAGGCCGAGGCGAAGGACGGCAACTTCGAGAGCATGAGCATCGAGCAGTTGCGCGATTACATCACGACGCATTCCGGCCACGCGCCGCACGGGTCGCTGTCGCTGAAAGTACTGCAGCGCATGGCGAAGGAAATACCCGCGCACCAACCCGAGGCGGCCTGATCAATGTCGCTCCTCAGCGTCGTGCAGGATGTTTGTCAGGTGGTCGGCGTCGAGCGCGTGACCACCGTGTTCGGCAACATCAATAACCAGCGCACGCAGCAGGAGCTACTGACCCACGCCAACGAATGCGCGCAGCGGCTCGCGCGCGACACCCGCGACTGGTCGGCGCTGATCAAGACCGCGACTGTGACCGGCGACGGCGTCGCCGAGAGCTTCGCCTTGCCTAGCGACTTCCTGCGGCTGCTGCTTGACAGTAACGTGTGGACCTCGCGCTCGAGCTTTATCCCGCTGGTGTACATCAACAGCTACGATGAATGGCTGCGCCGCAAGGCCTCCGGCTTCTGGGACAGCCGCGGCGCCTACATCCTGATCGGCGGCCGCATCTACATCAATCCGATCCTGGCGGCGGGCGCCACCGCGACGTTCGCGTACCTGTCCAACCAAATTATCAACGTCGCCGCCACCGGCCTGACGGATACGCAATTCACTGCCGACGACGACACCTGCAAGCTCGATGAGCGGCTGCTCAAGCTGATGCTGATCTGGGTCTGGAAGGAGAGCAAAGGGTCGCCTTATGCCGAAGCAATGGGGACCTATTCCGACGCGCTCTGGTCGGTCGCCGGCCGCGACCAGCCGGCGCCGATCCTGATTGGCGGCCGGACGTCGTCGAGCACCTATCCGGTGACGGCCTATCCCTGGGCGCTGCCAACGCCATGACCGCTTATGCCGCCTTCCGCCGCCAGCCGGTCCAGCAGGGCTACGCTAATGTTTTACAGACGGTGACGTTGCCGGCGCCGACGCGCGGGCTGGTGCAGAACGAGAACCAGGCCTTCATGACGCCGGGCGGAGCGCTGGTGCAGGACAACTGGGTGTCGACGCTGCGGGGAGTAAAACTTCGCGGTGGCACCAAAGTGTGGTGCGACCTGCACGGCCTCGACGCCTGGGACGAGGGCGAGTGGGATATCAGCGACTGGGACGCCACCGTGCCGCCGATGTCGTCGCCGCTGCGGTATCCAATCGTGTCGGCCTTCGAGTACGTGTCCGGCGATAACATTCATCAGATGTTCGCCGGCCAGCCGGCAATTCTCTGGAACGTCTCGGCGCAACTGCCGACCGTCGCCAAGAGCGGCCAGAACAGCGGCAACTACGCGGCGACGCAACTAACAAACATGAGCGGCAATCATCTCATTGCCGTCAACGACGCCGGCGACGCGCCGCTGCATTACGATGGCGCAACCTGGACTGCGTTCGACGCCGATCAGATTACCGGCCCCGCCGGCAGCGACGTCGCGCATGGTCGCAACCTCACCTACGTCTGGAAGTACCGCAATCGATTGTTCTTCATCGAGGGCGGCACCATGAATGCCTATTTCCTCGGTATTGACTCGTACCAGGGCGCGCTCGGACTGATCCCGCTCGGCGGCAGCGCCCCCCGCGGCGGCAGCCTCCTGTTCGGCGCGACATGGAGCGGCGACACCGGCTCGGGCACCGACGACAAGTGCGTGTTTGTTACTACAGAAGGCGATTTGATAATCTTCAGCGGTAACAATCCCGCAGACCCGACCGGCTGGCAGCAGCAGGGCGTCTACTCGATCGGCCGGCCGATGGGCATGAACGCGCATATGCCGATCGGCGGCGATATCCTGATCATGACGGTGGACGGCATCGTGCCATTGGGTCAGGCGATTACCAAGGACGCCGGCACGCTCGATCTGGCGCTGATCACCAACCCGATACGATCCATGTGGCGGCAGGAAGTGGCGCTGAAATCCAACCTGCCCTGGACGATGAAACGCTGGGATGACTACGGCGCCATCTTCGTTACTTGGCCGGGAGGCTTAGAGGGGCATCGTTACTGCGCGGTGATGAATAACGCCACCGCCGCATGGTGTCGCTTCGTCGGTTATGACGCGCGCTGCTTCGTCAAGATGCGCGACCAGTTGTTCTACGGCACCTCGGACGGGCGCATCATCCAATGCGAGATCGGCGGCACCGATAACGGTTTGCCATACGTGGCGACCCTGGTCGGCGGCTGGGAAACGTTCCAGGCGCCATCGGCGCAAAACGTCTGGCATCAAAGCCGCGCGATTTTCAGCGCGCAGGCGATGCAGCCGTTCATTCCGCAGTTGAATGCCGCGATCGACTACGTCGTGACGGTGCCGCCGCCGCCCCCCGCCGGCCCCGACCCGGGTATTCGCGAGGTCTGGGACGAGACGCTCTGGGACGCTGGGCGCTGGGACCAGCCGACGCCGTTCGGCGCGCCGGTACGCAACACGCACTGGGTATCGATCGGCAAGACCGGTTTCGCACACGCGCCGGTCACGCAAGTAACAATCGCGCAACAATCACTGCCGCAGGTCGAACTGCTCGCGATCGGCGCGACCTTCGGGCGCGCCGGCATCAACGTATAGGAGCCGCCATCATGTCGTTGCAGAGCCGCGAGGATATCATCCGCGAATTGATGCGGCAGTACTACGGCGGCGACCCCGGCTCGCAGTTCGGCCCGACCGATGACACGGCGCCGGCCGGCGCCCCCGGCAACGGTTTTTCATTGGGGCCGATGGGCGGCTTCCAGGATGTCGTGCTCGACCCGACGCTGGCGCCCGAGGCGCCAAACAACACGACGAAAAGCGACGTTCACAACCTGCAGAGCCCGCCGCCTCCGGCGCCGCCGAACGTACCACCCGAGTTTCAGCCGCCGCTCGCACCGACAGCGCCGGCTCCGAGCCGGGGCCAAACCCCCGAGCAGGCGAACCGCGAAGCGGTCAATCTGCCGCCGGTCAGTCCGGTGTCGTTCTTGGGCGACCGGGCTTTCAACAATCCACTGCCCGGCTTGACCACGTTCGGTAACTTTGTCCCATCCTTGCCGTTCCCGAACATACCGAACCCCCCGCTGACGCTGCCGCCCAATTCGCCGTTCTTCCCGACGCAGAGCCTTGACCTCACTGGCGGCGCGGCAGGTGGTGGCGGCGGTGAAGGCCTTGGCGGCAGCGCCGGCAGCGGTGGCGGGGTTAGCGGGGGCGGCTTCGGCGGCGGCGGCGGTGGCGGCTTCGTCGGCGGCGGCGGCCCAAGTAGCAGTGGGCAATCCAGCGGCCATGGCGCCGCGCCGGGCTCCGGGCACAGCCCGGGTGAAGAAGCCACCGTCACCATTGGCGATATTGAGACCGACATTCCCGGGGACGTTCCGGCCGCGCCTACCGCGGCGCCCGACACGCCCGGCCCGCAGAGTTCGCTGACCGACGATCAGCTATCGGCAATGGCGGCGTCCCTAGAGGGGCAGAGCTACGGCTACGCGTTCGATGACGCCCCCGAGGGCGGCTACGGCAGCTTCGGTGACAGCTTCGGTGACAGCGCCCCCGCGGGCGGCGGCTATGGCGAAGGCGGCTATGGCGAAGGCGGCTATGGCGGGGAAGGCCCCGGCGGCGGCGAGGGCGGCTATGGCGGCGAGGGGGCCGGCGCCGGTGAAGGCGGCGAGGGCGCAGGCGGCGGCAGTGGTGCAGGCGCAGGCGGAGGCGAGGGCGCCGGCGGCGGCGAGGGCGCGGGCGGCGGCGAGGGCGCAGGCGGCGGCGAGGGTGCAGGCGGCGGCGAGGGCGACGGCGGTGGCGGCGGCGAGGGTGGCGGCGACGGCGGCGGTGGTGGTGACGATGACGACGGGGACGACGATGAATAAACCCGCGCTCGTCAGCAGCAACCCACAGCTTGATTTATGGCCGCCACCGCACCCGCCAGCGAAAGCGGCGCCGGCCTCGAGCGCCGTGGTCGTGGTCGACAACGTGCTGCGCGAGCCCAAGCGCGCGGCGCTGTTCGCGTTCCTGCAGGCCCCGGGCTGGAAGTTTGGCTGGAAGAGTTCACGCAAGCGCGATTTGTTCAGCTTCTGGCACAAGCATTTCGCCGGGCACCGCAATTCCCGCGATGAGAAACCCTACGCCTGCGCCGATGAGCTACTCAAGAACGCGCCGCTGGTGTTCGAGCTTTGGTTGAACCTTTCGCAGAGCGTGTTCCGCGGCCACACCCTGATGCGCGCCTACGCCAACGCCCACGCCTATGGCGGCGAGGGCGCGATCCACACCGACTCCAAGAAGCCCAATGCCCGCACCGCGGTGTACTACCCGCATGCGGCTTGGTCGCCAGACTGGGGCGGCGAGACGGTGCTCTTCAACGACGACCAGACCGATATTATTACTTCGATCTATCCGAAACCAAATCGTCTGGTGTCATTCCCGGGCTGCATGCCGCACATTGCCCGCGGCGTGTCGCGATCGTGCCCGGAGCTTCGCATTGCCCTCGCCTTTAAGACTATCAAGGAAGAGTGCGAATGATCAGACCGGAGCACCAGGACTTTCTGATCAACCGCGCCGGCGCGCTCCGGGCCAAGCACAGCGGACGCTCGCTGTACGATCACCTGCGCGGTACCCACACCCTGCTCAAGCTCTGGGGTAACAGCGACACGATCTGCAATGCCGGGCTGTTCCATAGCATCTACGGAACTAACAAATTCCGCCGGCAATGCTGGCCGCTGGACGACCGCGGCACGATCGCCGGACTGATCGGCATCCTGTCGGAAGAGCTTGTTTACCGCTTCTGCACGTCCGACCGGCCGCGGGTATTCGTCCCCGCGGACCCAGGGAAAGACAACGCCATCTGGAGGTCACTTCGCGAAATCGAAATGGCGAACCTGATCGAGCAGAACTCGCGCTCGCGCTGGCTGCCGATCATGGCGGCGGTCGGCGTCAGCAAAGGGGCGCGCGAGAGCCTGGAGCAGACGCTATGCGCTACCTGATCGGGCATAACGATGTGGTCGCGAGGTTCGTGGCGGCGCACATCCCGCACTGCGAGCGCGGCTTCGGCACCAAGATTATGACGCTAGGTGTGGTCGACGGCGGCCGGCTGATCGGCGGGCTGGTGTATCACAACTATGACCCCGAGGCGGCGACCATCGAGATTTCCGGCGCCGCCATCGATCCGCGCTGGCTCACGCGCACGACGCTGCGGCTGATGCACGTTTACCCGTTCGTTGATGCGCGATGCCAGATGGTCGTAATGCGCGTGTCGGCAGACAACGCGCGGCTGTTACGTCAGCTAAAGGCGCTTGGGTACAAGCGCGTCACCGTGGAACGATTATTTGGCCGCGACCGCGACGGCGTCGTGGCGACGCTCACCGATGACGTCTGGAAAACTCGGCGCATCCATCAGCGCGTGGGCCTGATGCAACACCAAGAGGCAGCCTGATGGCGTACGGCAACACTCCCGGCAATGGACGCGACGCGATCACGCAAGCACTGATGCGGATTGCCTCGCCGCCGCCGCAGGCGCCGCCGCTGCCGGCAATGCCACAGCCGGCTATGCCGGCGCTCGGCGCGCCGCCCGCCGCCGCAGCGCCGCCGCCCGGCATGCCGGGCATGGCCGGCGTACCGCCTACAGGCGGCATGACACCGCAGGCCGGGCCAATGAGCGGCGCCGGCCTGCCGGCGCCGATGGGGCCGCCGCGGTTGCCAAATCCGCCGATGCCTGGGCAACCGCAGTACTGATAGGAGATTTCCATGGGCAAACCGACCGCCCCCGACCCGCCGAACCCATACGCGACGGCCGCCGCCGCCACCGGGACCAATGTCTCGACCGCGATCGCCAACGCCAATTTGAGCAACGTCAATCAGGTAACGCCGCAGGGAAACATAACCTACGACCAGACCGGGAACTACAACTTCACCGACCCGACGACGCAGCAGACCTTCGATATTCCAAAATTCACGGTCACCCAGTCGCTGTCGCCGATCGGGCAGCAGACGCTGGACCAAAGCAATCAGGCGAAACTAAACCTCGCGTCGCTTGGCAACATGTCGAGCGCGCAGTTGCAGCAACTGCTCGGCAGCGGCATCAATCTGTCGAACCTGCCGGCCGGCGGCGACCCGAACCTGCTCACTAGCGGCTCGCAGAACGAGCCATCTTCGTATCTCCTCGACTGGGACCCGAACTATCAGCAGCAACGCACCTTCGGCGACGCCGGCGCCCTCACCCGCGACTATGAAACCTCGCAGGGCACGCAGCAGCGCGCCAACGTCGAGAATGCGCTGTTCCAGCGCATGCAGCCGCAGAACGATCGCGACCGCGCCAATCTTGAGGCGAGATTGTCCGATCAGGGCATCAAGTACGGCAGCGGCGCCTACCAAGCCGCCATGGACAACTACAACCGCGGCATCAATGACCAGCGCCTTGGCATCGCTGCCCAGGGCGGCCAAGAACAGAAACTACAGGATGACCTCGCGGCGCAGCGCGCCAACTTCCAGAACTCGGCCCAGCAGCAGGCCTATCAACAGGCGCTCGGCCGCGGCAACTACGCCAACACCGCGCAGACCAACGCCTTTCAGCAGGCGGCCTCGCGGGCGCAACTGTGGAACGCCGCCGCCGTGCAGCGGCAGTCCCAGGCCGCGACGCTGTTCAATGCGCAGCAGACCGCCCGCGCCCAGGCGCTGTCCGAGCAGTACTCACTGCGCAATCAGCCGATCAACGAGATTACCGCGCTGCTGAGCCAGTCGCAGGTATCGAACCCGACCGCGACCAATGTTGCGCAGAACAAAATTCCGACCACCGATGTCGCCGGACTGATAAACAATAACTTCAGTCAGTCGCTCGACGCCTACAAACAGCAGAGCACCAACTATAACCAAATTGTCGGCGGGCTGTTCTCGGCGATCGGCAGCATCGGCGGCGCCGCCGCCTACGGCGCCACCAAGTCGGACGTGCGCTCGAAGGAGAACATCCACAAGGTCGGCAGCGTGTTCGCGGCCGACCCGCAGAAGCTCGCCGAGCCCAGCGAACTGCCGGTTTACAGCTATTCGTACAAGGACGACCCAGCCTCGACCCGGCATATCGGCCCGATGGCGCAGGATGTCGAGAAGGTCGACCCCAACGCCGTCCTGCACGACCGGCAGGGCACCAAATACATCGATAACCGCCGCATGGGCGGCCTACTGAGAGCGGCGTGACATGGCCGAGCCTTCGCTATTCTCATTTTATGCCGACGCCCCCGAGGGCTCGCCGCAGAGCTACGACGCGCTGCAGATGCGCCGTAAGATCGCGGCTGAACTTGCCGCGCAGAAACGGCCTTACGCCTCGAACATCGGCGAGGGCATCGCCTCGATGGGCGATAGCTTCGCCAACGCCATGAACATGATCGCGCTCGACCGGCAGTCGAAGGCGTTCGCGGCCCACGAAGCCGACCTGATCAGGGGCCTCGGCGGGCTGCCGGGCGACCGCGCGCCGGCGCCGGCGCCGGCGCCGGCGCCGTCGGCACCGGCGCCGGCGCCGTCGGCACCGCCGCCTCCCTCTGCCGCGCCGCAGCCGGCTGCGCCGGCTGCGCCGGCTACGCCGGCGGCGTTGCCGCCGATCGCGCCGGCGCCGATTACGCCGCAGGGCGACGCGCCGATGTCACAGTCGGCGATCGATGCCGGCGCCACCCAGGGCGAGGTCAATGATGCGCGGGTCAAACTAGCGTCGGCGCTGACTAACCAAGGCTTACTGTCTCGCGATACGATTGGCGGCCAGCCGCCGCAGCCGTTGATGGCGCCGCCTGGAAATGAACGGCTGGTGGCAAGACCGCCGGCTGACGCGGGCACGCCGCCGGTCGTGACCGACATACCCAAGGCGCAGGCCGGCTACTCCGATCCCGCCCTCGAACCAATCGCGCCGATGCCCAAACCGCTCGAGGTCGGCCCCGCGCCGGTGCGGCCGCCGCAAGTGCCGCTCGCGCCGGAGCAGCGCCAAATCCTCGACGCCCTGCACAGCCCCTACCTCTCGGACAACACCCGCAAGGCGCTGGCCGACCGCTACAAGGTCTGGGAGGATCATCGCCAGGAACAGCAGCGCCAGAGCGACGCGGACTTTACTTTCGCTCGCGAAGATCAGAACAAGAAGGAAGAGCAGGCCCGCCTGGAGCCGGGCAAACTACAGGCCGCACGCATCGGCGCCGCCCAATCCCAGGCCGCAACCTTAAGGTCACGACAAGAACTCGCGCAGAACGAAAACGCCTTCGACACGGTCGACGGCCCCAATAATGAGAAGCTGTATCGCCTGAAGGGCGCCGCCCCCGGCACGCCGTTCATGCCAATCCCCGGCACGCTCGATATGAACGCGGTCGGCAACATCACGCCGGATGCAGGCCAAACCAAACTAATCGATCTGGCCGGCAAGGCTATCATCGCCTCACGGCAGGCCGCCGGCACGAACTTCACGGCGCTGGCCGGTCTTAATGACCAAGTCCGCGGCTACGCGCCGCTCTCGAATTATTTGCAGAGCGAAGAATATAAATCACAGTCGCGCGCCGCCAGCGCCTGGGTCAACGCCAACATCCGCAAGGAGAGCGGCGCCGCCATCAGCCCGGATGAACTGGTAAAAGACTATTCGCGGTTCTTCCCCAAACCCGGCGACGGCCCGCAGCAGATACTCGAGAAGGCCGAGGCGCGCCGCGGCGTGGAAGAACTCAACCGCGGCACGCTCGGCAATGCCGGCCGCATCCTCGATAATTTCCTCGACCGCACCGACCAGCACAATTTCCGAGCCGAGCAGGCCAAGCCGCCGGTGCCAGTCAGCGGCGACAATGATCCGATTATCGCCACGCTGCCGCATGGCCGCCGCGTCGTCGGCCCGGACGGCAAGACCGGCGTCAACCTCATCCCGCCGCGGCTGCAGCCCCGCGCCACCGTTCCGGGGTATCAGTAATGGGCATCGTCTGGAAAGAAGAGGCGCCCATCACGCCCGGCCCCGGCGGCGGCGAATACGTGCTGCGCGAGCCGCCGGAAGGCAAAGTGCTGCGACCGCCGGGTTACGACCCGGAAGGCGCCGGGCAGACGCTCTCGGACACGATGATGGCCGGCACCAATCTGTTCGGCATGGCGCCGCGGGTCGGCGCCGTCGTCAACCGGGCGCTCGGCACCACCGCGCAGCCGGACTATTCCGCCGCCGTCGACGAACTGGCCAAGCAATACGAGGACGCCCGCAACCGCAGCCCGGTCGCATCCACTGCGGCCGAGGTGGTCGGCGCCGCCGTCCCCGGCGCCGGACTAAGCCGCCTGGGCGCGACGATCGTTCCCCGTGCGGGAAATATGCTGGGCAGGATCGGCGCGGGGCTGATCGAAGGCGGCGCCTACGGGGCCGCCACGGGGGCGGGAAACACCTACAGCGGCAACCCGAACGACTACGCCAAGAACGCGCTCATTGGCGGCATCTTCAATGGCGCGCTGGGCGCCACAACGCCGGTGATCGGCGCCGCGGCCGGCGCCGGCTATCAGGCGCTCGCCAACCAGGGACTGCGCGGCAGCGTGCCCGGCAGCCTCGCCCGCGCTGCACAGACCGATCAGAACGGCTTGCTGGACATCCTGACCGGACGCGCGAGCCCGCTCACCATGCTGCCGGATGTCGGGCCCTCCATGCTCGGGACGGCGCAGGGCGCCGTGCTCAACCCCGAGCGGCCCGGGCAGGCGGCGCTGGTCCGTGCCTTGGCCGACCGTAATGCCGGCCAGGGGCAGCGCGTCACCGCCGCGGTGCAGCAGTTCGGGCCGACCGCGCCGCCGGAGATCGCGCAGGCCGCCGTGCAGCGCCAGATCACCGCCATGAGCCCGCGCTACGACGACGCCTACGCCCGCGCGCATGCGGTCGATACGCAGCCGCTGGCGAATTGGCTGGAGGCGCAAGCCACCGTCAACAGCGGCGCCGCCCGCGACGAGCTGCTGCGCCTGCGACGTGAATTGGACATTCAGGGCGTGCCCGGCACGCTCGACCCGCACCCGCGCCGGCTCGGCGCCGTGCGCAGCGACGTCACCGGCCGCCTGGGAACGCCGGGGCTCGATCCTAACGTGTCACGGGTGCTGGGGCAGGCCAGAGACCAGATGACGGCGGAACTGCAAGCCAACGTGCCCGGCATCCGGCGCCTCGACAGCGAGCGCGCCGAACTCGGCTCGCAGTTCGACGCGCTCGCGCGCGACAGCCTCGGCAGCCGGGCGTTCGTCACCTCACGCGAGGGCGCGACGTGGCCGCAGCAGTTCCAGACCGCAATGAACGAAGGCGCCGTGCCGAAAGGCCTCAATGTCGGGCCGTCCGGCGAGGCCTTCCAAGTCCGCAACGCGGTTCGCTCCGAGCTTGAGCGCATCGTCGGCACCAACCGTTTCGACCTCAACGCACTCAATCAAGTGCTCGGCCAGCCGCAGGACTGGAACGCACAAAAGCTCGCGATCACCTTTGGCCCCGACCGCGCCGAGCGGTTGATGAACGTGCTGCGCGACGAAACTAATTTTCGGAATACCTACACCAAGGTCAACGAGGGCTCGCAGACCGCGAACCGTCAGGCCGCGATCAAGGCGCAGGAGCCGGCGAAACTTCCGGGCGGCGAAACCCTCTACGGCGACGTTAAAGGCATTGTCAGGAACCTCGGCAACGCGCTCCTGGAAGGCAACTCCGCTACTAACCGCGATCGTATTGCGCGGGTGATGGCGACCACTGACCCGCAGCAGCTACGCGCGATCATTCCCGAACTGCTCAACGCGCAGCCGACCCGCGACCGGCGCGCCGCGATCGTCAACGGACTACTGCAAAACGGCATCCTGACGGGCGGCGCCGGCGTCGTCAGTCGCCCGATCGATAAGCCGGCCAATTACTAAAGAAGGGGTCACACATGCCGAGAGATGGGTCAGGCGTCTATTCGACGCCGGCGGGAACGCACGGCACGCCGAACACGACCATTCTGAGCGCCGCCTACAATAACAACGTGGACGACGTTGCAGTCGATCTGAATACGCCGCGGCCGATCGTGGCCGGCGGCACGGGGGCGACCACTCCAGCGGGCGCAGTAACGGCGCTCGGCGCCGTCGCCAAGGCCGGCGACACCATGACCGGCTCGCTGGTTGTCAACGGCGCGCTTGCCGTTGGTAGTGGCGTCCAGGTTACCAGCTTGGGCGCGGACATTACCGGCAAGGTTTGGCATCGCGGCAATGCCGCGGGCGACTATGGGTCGATATTCACCGCCCCCGGCTATGGTCTACAAGTCCGGGCTGGTACCGGAAGCGGCGACGTTTCTTTTCAAGTCACTAACGCAGCAAATAGCGCTACCTATTTCAGCGTCAGAGGCGACGGCGATGCGCAATTTCGGAACAACGTCACCGTTGGGTTCAACGGCAATATCTACCTTGGAAACGCGTCCTACGGGCCGTGGACGGGACGCATCAACGTCAATTCGTCGCCGGGCTCGTCGATTTACGGCATCACGTTCCGGCCGGACACCGACGTCAACTCCAACCCGTGCCTGTTCGCCAATGCCGCCGGGAGTGGCGTCGGCTCGATCACAACCAGTGCGGGAGGGACGGCCTTCAACACCAGCTCGGATGAGCGGCTGAAGGAAGGCTTCGAAACTTTCGATGCCGGCCGCATCGTCGATGACACCGAGGTGTGGTCATTCAAGTGGAAGAGCAGCGGTGAACGCTCCTATGGCGTCAGCGCGCAGCAGGCGCAGCAGGTCTACCCGGAGGCGGTGACCTACATGGACGAGCAGGACTGGTACGGCATCGATTACTCCAAGTATGTGCCGGTACTGCTGCAGGAACTGAAAGCATTGCGGGCGCGGGTTGCGGCGCTGGAGGGCAATACCGCCGCCAAGCCGTCGTCGCGGCAATGACCGTCGCCGGGGTGAAGGAGGCGATCGAGGCGCTGCGGGGGACGCCGTTCCTGCTGGCGATCGTCATCCTCAATGCGCTCGTCATCGTCTCCATGGCGCTGACCTTGTATTACGTAGCCAACGCGATCGAGCGCCGCGACGCGCTGATCCGAACCTGCCTGGAGCGCACCACATGATCCAATTGCTTATCTATCTGGCGATCTTCGTCATCGTCGCCGCGCTGATCTATTGGATTTTGCAGCAGTTCCCGCTGCCGCCGCCGATCGACAAGCTGGTGATCGTCATCTTCGTGGTAGTCTGCGTCATTGTCCTGATCAGCATCCTGCTGCAGGTCGGCGGCGGGGGATCGTTGCAAATGCCGAGATTGCGATGACGGTAATTTGCCTGTCAGCCGGGCACTCAGCCAAGTGCCCCGGCGCCGCCGACATCCTCGATGAATTTGCCGAAAATCGGCGGATGGTGGCTATGATTGCCGCCCGGCTCACCCACCAGCGCCCAGGCTGCAAGTGTTACTCGTTCGTCGACATGACGTCACGCGACCAGAATACGAACTTGAATACCATCGTCGACTGGCACAACAGCATAGCTCGCGATCTGGATGTCTCCATCCATTTCAATTGCAGCGACCAGCATACGACTGACCCCCGCGGCACCGAGGTGCTCTACGTCACGCAAAACGACTTGGCCGGCAGATTGTCCGCAGCCATTGCCGGCAGCAGCGGTCTGATCAATCGTGGCCCGAAGCTGCGAAATGATCTGTTTTTCCTGAACAACACGGAAATGCCGGCGGTTCTGATTGAGGTCTGCTTCGTCGACAGCGAGGCCGACTGCGATCTCTACGCCGAGCATTTCGACTCCATTTGCGAAGCCATCGCCGGAATACTCTCAAACGTCCAAAGTAATGCGACAGCAGCTTTGCTGGACATCACCGGCAAAGTATCGAGCTTCGGCGGCCCGCTCGACACCGGCGTGGCACCCGACGAAGGCCTCGCCTTCATCGATGAAATAAGCGACCAGCCGGCCTTGTTCCTGCCAGCGCAGCCGGTGGGCACCACCGGCCTCGCGCGCCGGCTCGACCCGGCGGTCGACTACGTCGCCTGCCGCTGGGACTACGAGCGCACGCCACGGGACATGCTGCTGCGGGAAATGGCCTGGGTCGGATACCCGGGCGGGCGCGGCTACCGGGCCTATCCGGCGGACTGGGGCCCGCACATGGACACCGGCCGCGTCGCCGACATTTCCCCGGGACTGATGCACCGGCTCGGGATAGTGACCGACGACATCGTGCGGGTGATCTTCCCTTTCCCCAAGGACTTCACTGAGCAGCCGCCGCCGCCGATGCGGCCGGGCCCGCTGCCGCCGCGCGTCTACGTCAACATCGAGACCACGCCCGGCATCAACGTCGGGATCAGCATCAACGGCGAACCCATACTGTTCGATCTCGATGATGACGAGGATTGACATAGCTGCGCAAATCACGGCTTGCTCCCAATGCCGTGCGTAACGGTGCGTTCGTTGGTAGTGTCTGTAGTGTCTGTTGTGTTCAGCGTGCGCCCCGGCCCTGGTACCCCCCTGGCCGGGGCGTTTCGCTATTCGAGCCGCGAGCAGAACAGCATCAATCCGACGACGGCCGCGCCCTGGGCGGCGGCACCGGCGCCACCGGTATAACCGCAAGCCGCGATAAATCCCGCGCCCAGGGCGAGAAGCACCGAAAACCGCAGCATACGTACGCTTCCATGCTAAGCTGCAGGACGCGACGACGCGCCCGAGAAAGGGGTCCATCTCGGGCGCGCCTATGGCCGGCGGCATAGCGTGGGCAGCACGCGCCGCCGGTCAACTCACAAGTTCTAAACTCGCGAACGGCGACGCCGTTGCAGCGCCCAAACCCCTATACAAGCCGATAAAATACCGGACAAGCCGGCGCCCAGGGCAGGAGCCGGAACCGCCGCAGGCGCGACGTCGATCCGGTAATGCTCGAAGTCGACGATGCTGCCGCCGACGTCGACCAGCGCAAACTTGTTGATGGTTTCGCCGTTGATGGCACTCAGAGTGAAGCCGCTCTGCGCATTGGGATCGAGCAGCCCGAGGTCGAACGTGAACAGCTTAGTGCCGCCGCCCGGCTCGTTCGCAGTCACGAACGCCGTCACGTCGCCGGTCCCTTTCAAACTGAATACATCGGTCAGGGTCGGGATCACCACGCCCGCGAGGCTGAACACCTGAATTTGCAGGTTATTGGTGCCCGTGATCTTAATGTCGTTGCCATTGGCCGCCGCCGTGAACAGCGGATTGCCGGACAGGTCGGTGAAGTCAACGACGCCGGTGTGCTGGCCATTGAACGAGCCGAGGGCGAGCGAGCCGATAAGGCTGTTGAAGATCACATTATCGCCGGTACCGGAAAGATGCGTGTCGAGGATGACATCGGCGTAGGCCGGGGCCGAGAACAACATTAACGCAGATGCTAACAGTAACTTATGCATAGCTTGTCGCCTTTCTGGGTTGTGCAGTGCCTAGTGAACCGAGCCGTCCGGGTGCCTGCCGCACAGGTCGACGCCGCAGCGCGCAATTTCCTTCAGCATCATTCCAAGCAGCCTGGATACCGTCACCTCGTCCAGATCGCCGGTAATGACCGGGCGCACGATACTGTCCAAGACGAAATGCGCGCCCGCGAAGAACGCCTCGCGGGCCAGATCGGCCGCGCCCGCGTCTGTTTCCGTAGGTTTGTGACATAGCATGCTCAAAACAAACCCAGCCTCCAGCACACGGCTTTCCGCCATCAGGTCACGCACGCGCGCTACCACCTCTTGATCGGTCATCATGGCCGGACCTCTTCTCGCCGTCTTAGCGGGTGAGCAGAAAGCTCAAGAGCAACTGCACCCGCGTCTCAATCATCGACAACTCCGACATATGCCGCAGCAGCACGCCCCGGAGAAGCGGATCGAGCGCCATTTCATTGAGCCGGCGGAATATTTCATTGGATACGCGCAAGCTAGTAGCGATGGCCTCGGCGTCGCTTATTTCGTCCAGCGGCGCCGCCGCAACGTCGTCCATAGCGTCTCCTCCAGGCAGGCGTAGATCAGCACGGCGAGGGCGACCGTCTCAATCGCCGCCACCACTTCGATCAGCGAAAGCATCATGGCACGGAACCCTATTTCACAATTGCTGTAATAGCCAGCGATAGGGCAAATTCAGCCGCAACAAAACAAGTTCCACATAACGCGGTAAACCAATTATGAAAGCCTACGCAATGGGTTCGGTGTCCGACATAGTGGACGCCCTCGGCGGTACCTCGATGACCGCGGGGCTCCTGCACGTCAGTCCGCAGGCAGTCAGCAACTGGCGGGCCCGCAACGCCTTTCCCGCCCATACCTACGTGCAACTGCACGCCCGCCTCGCGCTTCTCAACCTCACGGCGCCAGACCGGCTGTGGAAGATGCACCCGCAGCAGTGGCGGCGGCGGCGGCCGCCGCCGGG